TTGGAATGAGCATGGAACGCCGGAAGACGGTAAACCACGGCGTAGGCGCGGACTTTTCCAGGACGTGCGAGGGGTGCAGCTGTATAACGGTGGAAACCGTGGAGGGCTTACCGCCCGTGTATAGGTGCGGCGCCCCCGGCCCGCGCCGGGGATACTCAGTAAACGTAAAGGGCCGCTTCCTGCCATATGTGCCCGCCTGGTGCCCGCTGATGGAAGAAAATCTGAAAAAATAGGAGGATCACACAATGCGAACTATGAAATTGCGTAGCGTCCCGTATGGGACAACCTTCACGGCGTTCGGGGAAAAGTTTGTGGCCCTGGACTATATCGGCGGCGGGGTGCTGGCGATCCGCCGGGACAACTGGAAAAATGCGGCCTTTGACGAAGACGGCAAAAACAATCTGAAAACCGCCAGCATCGGCGGAAAACTGAACAACTTTTTGAACGTCCTGGAAGACGGCGGAGCGGGGCCGGGGGACATTCTCCTTATGACGGTTGATCTGAAAGCTACGGACGGAACGCGGGAATATGGCTTCTGCGAAACCCGGATCGGCCTGCTGACCCTGGAACAGTATGGGAAGTATCAGCACATTATACCGGACGCAGACGGCCCGTGGTGGCTGGCAACCCCGTGGAGAACGCCGGGTGAGAAGTGCGGCTACTCTGCCTACGCCTGGTACGTCTTTTCCGGTGGCGATGCCTACGGCGGCGACTGTTCCTATACCGGGGTTTATCTGCGCCCCGCTTTGATCCTGTCCCCTTCCATCTTGACCTCTATTGACGATGAAGCGGAACAGCCCGCCGGGAAGACGGAAGCGGAAACCTACGCGGAATACTGCGCATACGTGATGGATTGGGCGGGATACGCAGAAGAAGGGGGACAAGACCAAGGAACTTCCCCGCTGACCTACGAGGAATGGAAAGAGGAAAACGAGGGATAGGGGGGCGGAAACGGTGAAACTGCTGATCGGCGGAAGCCCTTGCACAAGTTGGAGCATTGCGCGGATGGGCCGGGAAACACAGCCGGAGGGGATAGGCTGGGAACTGTTCGACAACTACCTGATAGCGCGGAACAAGTTCCGCCCGGAATACTTTTTGTATGAAAACAACAAAAGTATGGCGGGGCCTATCAGGGAGCAGATCACGGCGGAACTGGGCGTGGAACCGATTCTGATCAATTCCGCACGGGTGAGCGCTCAAAACCGCCAGCGCCTTTACTGGACGAACATTCCCGGCGTGAAACAGCCGGAAGACCGGGGGATCGTTCTGCGGGACATTCTGGAAAGCGGCGTGTGCTGGCGTGAAAAGGCTTACACATTGATGGCGGCCCACGAACGTTCTGTAGTGAACGCGATAGCAAGAAACGGGAAATTCCCGTTCAACGGAGCAGCGGAACCCGTAAGGATCGGAACGATCGAAAGTGGAACACAGACGAACCACGACAGCAAACCTTTTCGGGTGTATTCCCCAGACGGAAAGGCCGTAACCCTACAGGGGGAAGCCGGGGGCTATGGAGCCAAAACCGGGCTTTACGCTGTGCCTGTAAATCCGTCTGAATTTGCGCGCGGGGGGGCTGTTTACCCTATAACTTTCGATGCAGAAGGACAAATGACAGCGGAAATCGGGGGCCGCGCCCGCGTGATCTATGAAGTCCGGGACGGGCGGATCACGATCAAGGGCGAACAATACCCGATCAAGCTGGCAGACGGCTTCTATATTATCCGAAAACTGACTGTTTTAGAGTGCAAACGGCTTCAAACCGTGCCGGATTCATACATATTCCCGGTAAGTGACACGCAGGCATATAGACAGCTGGGCAACGGCTGGACGGTGGACGTTATAGCCCATATTCTTTCCTTCTGCCCAGGGATAACGGAAAAGCCCCTGGAAGTGCTGTCCATGTATGACGGTATGAGTTGCGGGCGGCTGGCGCTGGACAAGCTGGGGGCCAGTGTGGCGGCGTATTGGGCAACGGAAATTGACAAGTACGCTATAAAGACCACGCAGGCGAATTTCCCGGACACGGTACAGCTGGGGGACGCTTTCCGGGTGCGGGAAGACGGCTGGAAGCCGTGGGAAGGGGTGAAACAATGAGCGTATGCAAAGGGTGCGGGCGTGAAATTGACTGGATACGCACGGCGGCGGGAAAGCCGATGCCGATAGACCCGGAACCCGTTTTCGTGATTGAGGGGGACGGAAAGGATCTTTTTTTCACGGACGAAGGGGAAACACTGAAAGGCCGGGCCGCCCGCCCGGACGAAGTGACCACGAAGGAAGCAAAGCTGGAAACGCCGCTGGGCTTTGTGCCGCATTGGAAGACCTGTCCGAACGCGGCGGATTTTCGGCGGCGGAGGTAGGAACGATGGCGCTTGAAATTGTGCCCATGACCTTACGGGAAGCAAACGCCTTTGTTGAACAGAAGCACAGACACCACGGGAAGGTTGCAGGCCATAAATTTTCCATTGGACTTTCTAATGGTGAAGAAATCGTAGGCGTTGCCATTGTGGGCCGCCCGGTAGGCCGCTATTTGGATGATGGATGGACGCTTGAAGTAAACCGCCTATGCACAGACGGAAGCCGCAACGCCTGTTCCATGCTGTATGCGGCGGCGTGGAGGGCAGCGCGGGCAATGGGATACAAGCGGCTTGTGACCTACATACTGGACACGGAGCCGGGAACAAGCCTAAAGGCGGCGGGCTGGAAGTGCGTGGGACAAGCTGGCGGTTTGCGCTGGACGGGGAAACGCCGTCCGCAGGTTGATTTGTGCCCGGCGCAAATGAAAATCCGATGGGAGATCGGAGACACAAAGGGGTAAAAGGAAAAGGCTTTGACTATGGTTGTCGCCATAGTCAAAGCCGTGCCAAAGATGTGATATAAGGATAACTCTACAACAAAGATTATACCACATTTACGGCACAAAAGCAAGCACCAAAAGGGCGGAAAACGCCTTTATTTTGCGGGTTTTGCGCCCGCGTGGCGGGCTTGTATGGGGTATTAACATTCCGGGGAAACCATGGAAACCGTCAATGTGGAAATAGGGATCGGGACGTTACGCCCCCGGCCCGCCAGTCTGGGCGCACAACCCAGAAGGGGCCGGATCATGTTTTACAGGGAAAAGAAGATAGATTGCGGCAGCTACCGGGAAGCAGACATAATTCCCCGCACGGATAGCGCGGAAAAGGCCGTGAAGGGACGGCGGGGAAAATCCAAAAAAGTATCGGAGCCAAAGCAAAAGGATCTGAACGAAAAAAACTCAAAACGCTATCTTGTCCAGCTGGGCAACGGGAATTTCGGAGCCGGGGATCTCCACGTTACATTCACCTACAGCGAAAAATATTTACCACGGACGGAAGCGGAAGCGGAGCGGCGGATCGGGAACTATTTAAGCCGCATTGCGTACCGCAGGAAGAAGTTAGGGCTTCCACCGCTGAAATATATCCTTGTCACAGAATACGGGTACGCAAAGGACGATCCAGACCACACGGGAAGCCCCGTCCGCATCCACCACCATGTCATTATGAACGCCGGACTTGACCGGGACGAAGTGGAAATGATGTGGACGGCGGAGCGGATAAACTGGCGGAAGTATGACGCGGATCACAGCTACGGGGACACGGTGGAGCGCATAGGATACGTGAACGCTGACCGCATCCAGACCAACGAAAACGGTATTGAAGCACTTTGCAAGTATGTTATGAAGAACCCCAGGGGGAAGAAGCGGTGGAGCAGTTCAAGGAACCTTATACGGCCAGTGGAGCGCCCCCCGGCGGATGGCAAATACTCAAAGAAAAAGGTTGAAGCCCTGGCAAAGTCGAACGATCGCGGCCTGGACTTCTTCCAGAAGCGGTTCCCCGGCTACACCATAGCAGAAATAAGGCCGGAATATTACGAAGAAACAGGCTGGCATATTTACTTGAAAATGTGGAAAAAGCCGGAAAAGAAGCAGAAAAACAAGAAAGGACGGAAGAAACGTGAATAAAGAAGTAATGTTCAGCAGCGCAACGGGCGTATGGGCCACGCCGCAGGACTTCTTTGACAGCCTGGACGCTGAATTTAATTTCACGCTTGACCCGTGCGCGAACGATGAAAACCACAAGTGCGAAAGGTATTTCACGGAAGCGGAAGACGGGCTGGCCCAGGACTGGGGGGGCGAACGTGTATTCTGTAACCCGCCGTATGGCCGGGCGCTTTACAAGTGGGTTGAAAAGTGCTATCGGGAAGGGTGCAAGGATGGAACGATCGTGGTGCTGCTGATCCCGGCCCGAACGGATACAACCTATTTTCATGACTTCATCATGAACCGGGCGGAAATCCGCTTTATCAAAGGCCGCTTGAAGTTCGGCGGCGGGAAAGACCCGGCCCCCTTCCCGTCCATGCTGGCGATCTTCCGTGGGCCGAAAATGTGAAGGAGGTAACACTAATGGAAGAAAAACTGTGCTACGTGTGCAGCCCGTACCGGGGGGACGTGGCCCGCAACGTAAAGTATGCCCAGGAACTGACCGGGCGGGCCGTTCGGCGGGGACTGGTGCCGATCACGCCGCATCTGTACATAACGCAGGCCCTGGACGATAACGATCCGGCGGAACGCGCCCTGGGGACGGAAGCGGGCTTGCGCCTGCTGGAACCGTGCGAATATATCATGATCGGTGGGCGCTATGGAATTTCGGAAGGGATGGGCTACGAAATCGAACTGGCGCACAGGCTGGGCAAAAAGTTCCTGATTGAAGACGGAATGGACTTGAACGGCAAAGACGCTGATCTTGTCTATGAGAAGCAAAAGCGGCCCAGCGCGGAGGAATTGAAGCAGGAATTTATACACCTGCTGTCATTTGTGGAGCGGGACGGCGTGCAAGACCTGCTGGAATGGCTGGAAAGCACGGACTTCTACACGGCCCCGGCCAGCACAAAATACCATGGAGCCTATGCGGGCGGCCTGCTGGAACATTCTTTGAATGTGTTTCGGCGGCTGGTGAAGCGTTGCCCGGCGGCGGATATGGACACGCTGACCATTACCGCCCTGCTTCATGACGTGTGCAAGATCCATCTGTACGAAAAGACAGAAGACGGATACCGCCACAATGAGCAATTCCCGATCGGCCACGGGGAAAAGTCCGTGATCCTGATTCTGCGGCATATGCCGTTGACGGATGAAGAAATCACGGCTATTTCCTGGCATATGGGAGCCTTTGACAGTCGAGCGGGCGCGGGCCGCAGCCTGTCCAGCGCGTGGGAGAAATGCCCGCTTGCCCTGCATCTGCATCTTGCGGACATGGAAGCAACCTGGTTTGACGAAAAGAGGGGGCCGCAGGGATGAACGAACAGCAGCGGAAAAAGGCGCTGGACAGCTGGAAGGGCAAGAGGAACAACGCCCAGGGGCATTTCTTTGAGGGCTTCATAAAGACCGCGTGCGCCGTCTACAAGCAGAAGGGGATCGCATACGTGGAGAAAATGCCGGAACCGTTTATGGTGCTGGAAA